TTTGTCCATGTATTCAGTATCACGGAAAGTAAAGTCCTTGTTACCAGACACTACTGGTCGCAGTTTGAAAAACTCAAACACATTGCGAGCCTCTTGACGGAACTTCTCAAAGTCATAACGGTCGTTTACTGAGAACTTAACTTCGACACCACTTGGTTCTGTAGTTTGTTCTTCCATCATCAATGCGATTGAGGGTACACCTTGCTCGTTGATAAAAGCAGTGTAAATACCCTTGCAACCGTCTTTGATAGCGGTAACGGTAAAGTTATCAGTATACGAGAACGGAGACTTACTGCCAAGTCCCAATGCTCCGATGTAGTCATTTGAATTAGTTTTAGTTGACTCAAAATAAGTAGTATAGATGTTTGTAACTTGGTCATGTGTCAAGCCTGTACCGTAGTCACGGATACTGAAATGAGGTTCCAATGCGTTAGGCAAGTGAACATCAAATGGTGTGTTTTGTTTACCTGCGGCAGTGTGACTGTCAACTGCATTGCAAGAAAGTTCACGGATGATTGCACGAACTTTGTTTGCATACAAACCTGAACTCAGGATGTTGAATGCCTTAGCACTGTTGCGAATACGAAACTCACCAATCTCACCAACATTGGATACGATTGCTTCGTTTTGTGGGGCACTATTGATAATCATGTGTGTGTTCCTGTGTTTTCGACTTAAAGATATATTATAACTGAGTTTGGATTAATTGTCAACCGTTTTATTCAAGTTTGCCAATATAAAAATCTTCAAACATTTCGTGAGAGCCAGGGTCAACTGCATTCTTGATTGTATTGAACGCACGGGTCAGTTCCTTAATATCATCAGGAAACTTTTCCAAATGTTTTTGCACTAACTCGATGGTCTTATCTAAACCCCAATCTTGAACACATGCAATAGCGTCCTCAATTTGGGCTTTCAGTTTTTCAGGAGTAGACACATCATAAACACGAATGTCACCGTGACTTTTCCAAATCAAAATATTCAGCATTTGGGTCCTTATTGAAAGAATAAAACATAGATCCAGAGAGCAACACCACCTAACCAAAACTTGATTTGGGTGAGTTTGTACTCTCGGTTATGCTTTTTAATATCGTCTTCTGTCATCATGTGTATATTATACAACCAAAATGATTTATTGTCAAGTGTTTTTTAAGATGTGCCAAGTTAATTCAGGGCCGCCCACCAAACAACATTGTGTTGTATACTTTAGATAACCCGTGTCGTTAGGATATTTTAAGGGTATTACTCTAACTTGCTTGGGTGTTACCTTAGTAACCTTACCCACTTGCAAACTATTGTGATGTGTGAAAGCAACATAGTCACCTTCTTTCACATCACGACCCAAAATGTCTTTGTGCTCTAAATGCAATGAGGTCATTGTAGTGTCTTCGGTGTGTCAACCGGCAAGTGGTCAAGTAGTGTTTGATAATCTTCATCATCCAATTCATCAACTGGAATCATTTTTTCTTTGTATTCACCACTCTCAAACATGCGTTTAATTTCAGTCAATAACTCATCAAGTTCTTCCTGTGTGCCATCAAAGTTATCAAAACATCCGGGTGCGAATGTAATTTTTGGTTTATTATCTTCTGTCATTGTGAATTCCTAATCATGTCAAATAAATGTGCCTTGTTGTCGTAGTATTTTACAATACGCAGGTTATCTCGCCACTGTGCAAGTTTACCTGCGAATCGTTCATTCCATCGTAAAAAGCTATCACGAAACCAGAATGGGTTAAAGATAGCAAGAATCAATGTGATTAATAATGGCACTGCAAGAAACAGTGTCACAAAATAAAAAATTGATTTGTATTGTGTCATTGGTGAAAGTTTCATATTGTTCCTTATCGTTTCAAAATATCCCATGCAAGTCCATGCCATTGTTTGAAAAATACTGATGGTGTATCTCTGTGGCGCTCTATAGTCCACACGATTTCCCACCACTCTTGGTTTGTGTCCTTGTAGACAATTCTAATACTGTTGCCGTAGAGTTCACGAAACCAAGTCACAACACTTTCAGCATCGTTTGTGACACTGATACTGCCGGTAATGTTTGACAAGTCTTCAATGTACACGATGTTGTTTTTAACATCACGCTCAATTAGCGTAACCATTGCCTTCATCGCCATTCGCTTCCTGAACGCATTTCTTCTTCGGTGAACTGTCCACCTGAACGGTCCGGATTACGAGTCCAACTGTCCAGATTGGCCTGTTCGCAACATGCTTCTACATCCTGCAAGATACGCCGGAGTTCGTCAATGTTGATTTCAAGAAACTCTTGGGTTGCAAAGTAGGCCGCTTGCTTGGCCATGTCTCCTTGCCAACTACCATCACCAAATGCTCGTTGGAACTTCATGTCCTTCAGCATCTTTTCCTTGCCGGCGATGGTGTTCTTCAAGTTGTCTCGGACGGTGTAGATATTCATTGTGCTTCCTTCACAAATGCTTGAGCAAAATAGAGGTTGCTGGTATGTGCATTGGTTGCAATGCTTACACCGCCTTGTAGCTGCCAACCTTCTTGTAATTTTTGATTGACTTCAATTTCAAACTGCTTTTGGGAGTGATGTCTGACTACGGTGTACTGCATGATTTGTTCCTGTTTTGCTGTCTGTATGTGTATATTATACAACCAAAATGATTTACTGTCAACCGTATTGCATAAAACCCAACTGAAGGATAGTAGTAAAAGATACTTCTCCTGCGATACCCAACAATGCGTTGAATTTATCCTCAGCATCTATCCCAGTATAACTCAGTTCCCAGTTATTGGTGCCCGACAAATGGCACATCAATTCGCCTGCATTTTCACACAGCGTGACTTCAATGAATCGTTCATTGTAGAGTACATGAAGGTCTTCATCTAAACGAATGTAGCAATGTTTCATCATTCTTTGACTCCAAAATTACCTTCTATGCGTTGTTGTATTCTGAGCACGGCGTGTTGATAACCATTCTCATATGGATCTGAATCATTACTCTCATCGAATAATTCACCTTTAATAACATCTAGGCAGTCTCGCACAATCAACTCGGCGAACTTTTCACTAAAGCCATGCGGAATGATACCAATCCCTGCTTGTTTTGCTTTTTGAGCAAGTTCATTACGCTTTGCGGTTGACAATGTATCTGTTACAGGTTCCATTTCCGACAGGTATTCATTGGAAGCCTGTTCGGCAAGTTCTCGAATTCGTTCGTTCATTTTAATTCCTTCAATTTTGCCAGTTCTTCAAGTGTAGTAACAAAATGAAAACGCTTAGTTTCGTTGTAACATTGTTCATAGCCTTGCTCACTGAATTCATACTTGAACAGGCGAACAATTCTATCCTCTCCTATGTCCTCGGCAGTGAGCAAAGGGTATTCGTACTCTTTGCCAAAATATGTGATAGTAACATTAGTCATTACTTTACTCCGAATGTGTTCAATGCTGGTTGCAATGTGTTAATCAATAGTGTCTCACGGGCATGAGCAGGACGCTTGCCACGCACAACTTCAATGACACCGAACACGAAACGCTCGGCACCACGTTCACGCAATGCGACACTCAGGCCCCAGTTTTTGTTTTCTGCGAGGGCTCTCTGGAGATGTTTCTGCATCCGGCGATTCAGTGTTTTACGCAAGTTGCCTGCAAAGCAAACAGCAGTCAAACCAATGTAGTACTCAAGTGTTACTGTATCTTGGATAAAGTAAATCACTTGGTTACGATCAGTGCGGCGTTTTCTTGAGTTCATGTATGTATTATACAACCAAAACCATTTATTGTCAAATTTTGGTTGTAATACTTTAGACTCTACCTTCGTAGTCTGCTCTCACATACCACTCGGGTACATAATCTAGGTTGTTGTGTTTAGTGTTGTAGTCTATGGCCCATTTGCGGGCTTCGTCTTCGTTGTCAAAATACTTAGTATCCCAATGCTTGCTACCACTGAACCGATCATACTCAGTAAGTACTACTTTACACAATGCTTTGTTAAGTTTGACTTCTGCCATACAGTTCTCCTTCTAGTGAGATTACAGTATAACGGACAACGATAAAAATGTCAAATCTTACTGTTGTATAAACGCAACGCTTCTGACAATAGTTTAACCTCACGATTTTGTACATCAACTTCCCAAGGTAAATTGCTGTATTCTTCGTAGGTCATGTCTTCGGGAGATTTGTCGGTGTAGGGTATACCCTTCCAGCGACACATGCCACGTTGATCTATGGTTAATAGTCCTGTATGTTTTTGACTCACATGTATTAACTCATGTGTAAGAATTCGTGGAATATCCTCATACATTAAATGTGTGCTCATTACAATCCTATTGACTCGGTTAACATCTATTCCACCATAGACATTTTTTTCTAATGGATAAAGGCATACCTCTATCTCTGCGGGTAGATCAATTAAATTAGAAACCAAATTGGCAAACGAGGCAATGATTACCTCGTGTTTATAGCTTCTCTGATTGTTTTGATAGAAAAATCTGATATACACAGACTATTTAGCGCATGTACTCATAGTTCACAGTATCTATGTTTTCTCTAAAAACAATAGCACCGTTCTTTAAATGAAAACGCTTTGCTGTTTCAGTCTTAGGGCTTAGTGTTACAAAACGCTCAACTGAAGGATATTGTTGTTTCAGTGCAGGAACTGCTTGCATTAATAAGTCACGACCTGCTCCGGGACTGTAACTCCATATAGTGTAAAACACTGCGGTAGTTGGTTGTTCAGTTACTTTGCCTAGTTCATCTACATTAGATGGAACAAAGTCGTGAAAGCTGATACAAACAATTGCTCTTGGTTTTTCGTCTTGTGCTAATGCAGCAACAAGTCTGCCCTCGCTAACACGGAAATCTGCTGATATCTCAGGACGCACAGGGTCGTCTTTGATATATTCTATAAGTTGGTGGGATGGTGAAGTGATAAAAGTTAACATGGCTCGCTACATTAAAAATGTATTTATGCCAGGTTGCAATAAAGTCGTATATTATGCGTTGATAATTTTTAGACTTTTTTCAACAAACTGTTGTCGTTCTTTCTTTGATTTAGCACCCAACATTGTTATAGAATATAGTTGGTCATGTGCTGATACAAGCATTGTTACACAAAATCCAGCAGCATGTGTAAATCCTGTTTTGATTGTAACGATGCCATCATGTCCAAAGTATTTGATAGTTGGATTACCCTTGACTTTAGTATGTTTTTTACCCTTAACAATCTCGGCAGCTACTGCATGTTGTTGTGCAGCATTTTTTACAATGTCAAATTGACTTACTGCTTGACTTAGTTTAACAATGTCACCGGTCGTTGAATAGTTCATTGGACTTAATCCAGTCGGTTCAACAAAACGAGTATGTGTTAATCCTAATTCATTTGCATGTTGATTCATTGTATAGACAAAATATTGCTTTCCACCTGGGTAGTTCTCACCCAATGTAATTGCGGCAATGTTATCACTAGCAATCAATGCAAGATTTAATAAGTCACGGCGAGTTACAACCATACCCTTGCTCAAGTGTGTGTTGCTTGTACGCTTGCTGGTTACCACAAGTTTCTCATCCAAGTCTTGTCCTGCAGTCATGACGGTGTACACTGTCATAAGTTTGCTAATACTAGCAATAGACACTTCTTCAGATTCTAGTGAACCTTGCAGAATCTCGTTGTTTGTTACATTGTATACTACTGTTTTGGCACTAGCAAAAGCAAGTGTTGGTAGTAGCATCAATAATATAAGTATTTTACGCATTAGATATTTATTATAGCAGGAAGTGTTGCGAATTGCGATATATTTGGCTTATCTTTACAAGAAATAAATATCCAGATGACACTAGAAGAACTTGATAAAATTGCGAAAGAACGGTACTATGATTTGGATTATCCAAATGCATTGCGTTGTTATGCAGAGGCTTTTATTAATTTTCCAAAACTTGCACTAGCATACAATAACTATGGAAATATATTGCGTGAAATGGGATATCCTGAACAAGGATATGGCTTCATGCAAACGGCAGTAGACTTAGAACCAGATCACAAAGATTATGCTTTTAATTTAGCAATCGCACACTTGCTTGCTAATGACTTACCTAATGCATGGGATATGTTTGAAACAAGATGGAAGTTTAAAGGACATGAACATGTACTAGACGACTACAAACAACCTAGGTGGGAAGGACAAGACTTAACAGGCAAAAGATTGCTAGTATTATGTGAAGAAGGTGATGGTGATAACTTACAGTTTGCAAGATTCACCAAGCACTTGGAAAGTTTAGGTGCAACTGTTATACATCAAACTGAAATTAATTTAGTTGAGTTGTTTACTAGTTCATTTAAAAATGCAATTGTTGTTTCAAACAAAGATCCTATACCAGAACATGACTTCTGGACTCCGATACTAAGTATACCAAGAGTTATTCGTATGACATACGACAACATGCCTAAGTGTGAAAAGTATTTGAAGCCAAGTAAAAAATTAATTAACTTTTGGAAGAAAACATTAGGTGAGTCAAATAAAATAAGAATTGGTTTTTGTTGGAGTGGAAGAACTAAGCAATATCCATTTGAAGAACTGGTTAACGTAATAGAAAACAATCCTCAATTTGAATGGATTAACTTGCAAGCAGGTATGTCACAAGAGGAAGCCGACAAACTTATTGAACTTAACGTAGATAGTTACTTTCAACATATTAATGATTGGTCGGATACTGCTGGTTTAGTTTCTAATTTAGATGCAGTTGTTGCTATTGACACAGGACTTGCACATCTTACAGGTGGATTGGGTGTTCCTTGTTTTATCTTAACTGATAGATATAAAACATGTTGGAGATGGTTATTGGATAGGAATGATAGTCCTTGGTATAAATCCGTGACGTTAGTAAGGCAACGTGAAGTACGTGGGTTTACTGAACAACTGAATGAACTTAACACATTGCTTCAAAATCTACAGCCAAAAAAATAGACCCCGAAGGGTCTATCAATGTTTATCTAATTGTGATGCAACTAAGCCAGCGATTGTTTGTTCCAACCTTTCAATCTCTATTGCCGCTTCTTCAAGCAAATCACTGATGCGGTCGGGTTTGCCTTCTTGCACACTTTTTCTATCTTGGTTGTTTCGTCTAATCTCCGCCCGTTTACGCAGACGGTAGACTAGACTTTGTTCACTGACTGGCAAATAGCTTTCATCAATCATACAGCACCTACAAAGTCTCGAACCCAAGATAAACGAGATTGCTCGTCCATTTGAGTATATTCAACAATGTTGGCGCGTATTGCGTCAACGAGTGGATAGTATTCCTCATCAATATTCTTTTTGATATCGTTGTTCATATCAACAAGTTTATCTGTACGAGGATTACGTGCAACCCACTTTGAAGTCAAGTAGTATGGACTCTTGATTTTAGCACTTACACCTTCACCAGTATAAAATACAAAACCTTCGTGCTTAACTTTCTTTGCTTTTTCCTTCAACTCAAGCATAGTGATATGGATGCGTTCAGGTAAGAAACACTTTAAGTCAGCAGCCAGGTCACGCATTACATCGTAGTTATGACCAACTTTAGATTCCCATGTCTTTTCACGATAACCTAACAGATACATACCAGCCTTTTCAGGTATGATATGTGGGTCTGACGGATGTACACATTCAAACATGAAAGTCATGTCTTTGCAGTCACTTGTACCTAATGCAAACAACCAGTCAGTCAAAGGACAATGTGTTGCCATCATTTCCTTAGCATAGTTAACATAGTCGTTTTCAGTAGAACCAGTAGTTGACACTAATAGTTCACCGTTATGCACAGTCACCGCTACCATAAAACCATTTACCTTACGATAACTAGTTACCACAGTTGCGTCGGACAACACAGGAGCCTTGGCTTCAATACCGTAGTTGTAGATTTTAGTGAATGGACGGGACACCACGTTGAAGTCTGCATCAACGATTGTGCCGCGGCATTCTTCTAAGTAGTCATTCCACAAGTTGTCGTAGAATACAGTACGCTTGTACTTCAACACAAAGATACCGTCGCCGGCACTACGCATTGAAACTAGTTTTGGGTTGTCTTCAACAAACTTCTTTAAGTCTTCCTTACGCATACAATATTTCCTTAAAGCCTTCATCTAGTGTAGGCTCAACAAAACCTTTAATCATTTGAACCATCACGTGTGATGGAATGTTCTTACCTGGACGTGATGCTAAACGTTCTTTCAATACACTCATTTCAGGTGTCTTGAATACGACAGCAATGTGTTCGTAGTTTGGCAACATGTTAAACTTCTTTCGGCGTGAGCCAACAGTAGTAGATGTTTGGTCCCAGATAATGTCCTTACCTTGTTCACGAGCCCAAATAACTTTATCAGCCATCAACTTTACAGCAGTTGGCATATAGTCATCAAACACTTCTGAATATGTAGAGCCAACTTCTTTCGCATAGTCTTCTACAAATTCGTCAGTACTTACAACAACACAATCCTTAGCCCAGTCTTGCAACTTGATCCAAGTACTCTTGCCTGCTGCCGGCACTCCAATCAATTGATAACACTTTGCCATTTATCCCACTCCGTAATCGGTTAAATTTTGAACTTTTTGATAAATACTATTATAGCACAAAAGGTAATTTATGTCAACTTTATATGAACAGTATCCGGATTTCTTCATCAACAACAAATACCTAATCTGGTATGAGAAATTAGTGACGGGTCCAGAGAAAGAAAGTTCTTATTATGAGAAGCATCATATTGTGCCCAAGTCAATTTGGAAGAATACAATCCTAGTAAAACTAACGCCTAGGCAACATTACATTGCCCATTTACTATTAATCAAGTGTGTCAATCCAAAGTACCGAAAGAAAATGCTATACGCAATTACCGCAATGAAAATTAAAGTAATGAATGGAATCAGATTCAATTCAAAAGTCTTTGAAAAATTCAAAGTTGAAGCTAATATAGCGAGGTCTCACTTACTGCTAGGTACTAAACGATCCGAAGAGACTAAGCAAAAGATTCGTGAAAAAAGGGCACTTCAAATAATCTCCGAAGATACCAAGGCTAAAATGAGTTTATCCCATAAGGGAAGAAAACACTCTCCGGAATCTATTGAGAAGACTAGACAACAGCATTTGGGTTCTAAACGCAGTGAAGAAACCAAACAAAGATTACGTGAATCCAGAAAAGATTATCCCCGATTGACCTGCCCTCACTGTGCCAAATCAATGGTCACTGTGAACTATAACAGATGGCACGGGGATAACTGTAAACTAAAGGATCAGTGATGTTGGGGCATTTCGCCCTTCAATGCGTCCTTAATCATTTCATCCAAACGCACTACCACTCGACCAGTAGCATCCATACCCACATCGCGGGCACGATACTTTTCCAATCCAGTCACTTTGCCATGAACATGACCAAAGAAATGCACTGAACCTCGGTGTGCTTGGTCCCATTCATAGTGAAAGGGATAGTGACACATAATCACAATCTGACCATCATGGTTGTAGCGCAAGTACTGATGTACTTCCTTAAACTCTGCACGGAATGCAGGGTCGTTCAACAACTTACGGTCATGGTTGCCTTCAATCAGTATTTTGGTACCGTTCAAACGGCGCAAGATTTGTACTGCGTCTTTTGCTGGCAAGAATGCAAAGTCACCCAAGATGAACGTTTCATCTTCCGGCTGCACACTTGCGTTCCATTCACTAATCATTTTTTCTCGCATGTCATCTACATCAGTGTAGCCTGCACGTGTTACAGGGCAGAACTTCATAATATTGGCGTGGCCGAAATGTAAATCTGAGGTGATCCATTTTGTCATTTTATTTTTTCCTTCATTCAATACAAGTATTATATGACCAAAATGATTATTTGTCAAGTAATACTTTTATACTCGTTCCTTCTTTACTCGTCCAATGCGACTTGCTTTGTTCCAATCATAAGCAACACCATCTGGGCACTTACCATCAATAACACTGTCAACACCAAAACGACCTACTACTTCAAAACTTGCACCACTGATAGTTACAAACTTGTCCAATGTCTTGGCATAGTTCATAGCCAAATCAAGTGTTTCAAAAGTTTCTGTTATGTCACCATATATGACTTTAAATTTTAAACTCACTTCTACTAATCCTTTTCAATTTATACTTTTCTTCCAATTCAATATGACCAACTAATGCTTCCTCTTGTGTTTTGTATCGTCTTACAACTTCACTCTCACCGTTAGCAAAGAAGATACAACTTTCATAAGGTGTATTTTGGTACGCAACACTAACCAACTCTACTGTACTCAATGATACATCAGGAGGATAGAACCACACATGGTCATCACTTACGATTTGCCAACGCTTGTTACGCATACTATTAAGAGTCACCAAGTTGTTCCTTACTACGCTTAGGGATGATAAGTCCGAATTCAAGTTCGATTCCATTAATTGTGTGAGGTTCGTTTTCGTCATAAGCCATTCCCAAGTACTTCATCATTTTATGCTTAACCAGTAAGTTAGGACTACGAAACATTTCGGTGTCATCAAAGCCCATCATTACACCAACTTCACAAACTGCACCACTACGACATACACCTGCGACACAATGAACAATTACATTCATGTGATTAGCCTTTGCCTGCTGTAACAACAAGCACAAACTCTTTGCCTGGTCGTCAGTGATTTTGAATTCCTCAGCACTTGGCAAGTCATCTTCTTCAAGATCCAAGAATTCAAATTGTGCAACATGCTTGAACTTGTATAAGGGTTCTGGGAACTCCATTAATGGGTCAACGATTTGAATGAGCATGGCATTTTCACCTGGGTTGATATGAAACCCTTTTGTAATATCGCTCAATGAGACATTTTGAATCCAAGGCATGTTATGCTCCAAAGTTAAACTCACGCACCCATTCAAATCGTGTTGAAGCAGGTACCCATTTGAATTGTTGTTTTTTTCTGTTGGCTTGTTCAAAGTCCATGCAAACCATGACCCAACCTCGTTCAGTAGAGAAGCCCACGGTGTCAGCAACACGGATCACTTCAACAATGCGTCCATTCATTTTTGCGACTATCATCATATTTGCTCCTTTACTTGGTGCCCATGACAGGACTCGAACCTGCAGAACCTAGTCTCTCAAACTAGTGCCTATACCAATTCGGCTACAGGGGCTTGTTTGTTTCAATACAGTTATTATAAGTGATTTGGGGATTTGTGTCAAGTAAGCAGAAAGTAGTACCCTAGTGGCTCTGCTTAAGATATTAACTATAGTAGTATTAATATAATGTAAAGAACGGTGGGCTTATCAGGCCCTATAATATATGCGATGTTCGTCTAGGGTACTTTTGAAAGCATACAACTCTTTCATCAACAGAGCCAGTCTTATCGGCTGGATGCGTTATACACTTACAAAAGTGTTCTATCACCTCTCACCACAAGAGTCATAGAACCGGGCTGTTACTCCGTCCACGTATTGTATTTATCTGGAAAGCTGTTAGCGTTCAGCTCCTAAGATTGTTTCCGTTTCCCAATATCGGGGCGTAAGGGTCAAGTTCTTAAGTACCCAGTTGTATGATAAGGACCTCAACTATATCCTAACTCTATTACGCTAAGTTAACGCGGGGGTTTGTTAAGCCAAGTCGTAACGAGGCTTCATAACTGTCTTCAACATGATTGCTTCTGGTGTGAAGTCATCCATGTTGCCGCCCATGATACCACCGGCTACAGCAGGGCTGAAACCAGAGACCAAAGCAACGCCAGTCTTGTTGAACTTAACTGGTGTGTTACCGTATGACGCATTCAAGTTCCAGAACACAACTTGAGGAATAGTGTAACCTGCTTCCTTGTACTTGCGTTCAATCATTTCAATTGCACTGTCATCGTGTGCGACACCTTGGTCAAATTGCATGTCACTGAAAATAACCAATGTTTCTGGCATTTCTGCTTGAGGAACATTGTTATCCAATGCTGTCTTCAAAATCAAATCAAATGCAGCATGAAGATTGGTGTTAGCAACTTCACCTGTGTTCATTTGGTTGATCTTGTCGTTGATGTTACCAGTTAGGTTAACCAACTTTGGACGATTACTGAAAGTCAAGAATGTATCCTTAAACTTACCAGTGTTCTTGTCTGCAAAGTACAAGCCCAAGCTGATAGCAACTTCCAAGCAGGTTAGACCTGACTTAGAACTATGACCACCAGCAGCACATGTCATTGAACCACTAGAGTCTACCATTGGTAGAACATTACTGTTACCGATGTAGTTAGGCAATGCGTTCCATTGTGCTTCCACAACATCCAATTCTTGCTTACTCATAGTGTTGTAACGACCAATACGGCCCTTCAACACATCGTATGGGAAGATTGCACTTGCGTTAATCTTAACACCAGCTTCACCCTTCACCAACTTAGAAACATATTCAGCGTATGTTTGACCATGACGACCGAATGCCTTCTTGTATCGTGCGTGAGCAACTGAAGGAACATGGCTGTAGTTGATATTATCCCAGTCGTTGGCACACATTTGTGT